AGAAAGCTCGCCTTTTTTGTACTCTCTCATAACTTTTGCTACTTTTTTCTCTTTTTTAGTTTTTTTTGTCATCTTCTCTCGCTATTATTACACTTCCAGGGCCCATATCTTTGGCACTTGGTAAAGTTTTTGATAAAATTGTCTTTTCAATCGAAGTGTTAGCTCTTAATTTTGCTAATTCTTCGTTTTGTTCTAGTTTTTCGTCTTGATTTTCTTGATTCATCATTGCTCTCATCTTATCAAGGTTTAATCTCTCCTCACCCTCTTGACGTTTTCTTTGATTTTCTTGCGCTTGAAGATCTAATTCTCTTGCTCTTAGTTTAGCAATAGGATCGTTATCAAACTGAGAAGTAATTTTCTTCTCTTCCATCATAAATTCACCCATCATGTCGGCTATTAATTGAGCTTTTCTTGCTTCTATTTTTTCAGCTGTCATTTTTGCTTGCATTTGAACTTGTGGATTCATGGCAACTTGTGGATTTTGTCTTATCGCCATTAATTGCTGCATCTCTTCTCTAAATTCTATCTCAACCTGTTCTTGAGCCATTAAAGAAATATGTTCAAAACAGTTTTTCTCAAGAGATGCCATAACCATTGGATTATTTCTAGCCATATTAGTTGCCATAAAATTTAAGTGTGAAGTTATATGGGCTCTATGATCTTGACCTGGAAACGCTTGGAACGGACGCCCAGCGAGAGCATCAATGTGCTCTAGCGCTGGGTCCTTTGGTGCGGGAATAGGGGGTCGTTTTAAAAGTTTATCAACATCTTTTACACCTAAAGCTTCGTACATATTTCTATACGCTTCGTACAAATTATGTATTTGTGGATTAGAAGTTGCCAGCTGCAGTTCTGACTGTGCGAGGGAAATACGCTGTGTCTGAGAAAATATGTTTGGATCTGCAACTGGCAATATATCTACTCTGTCATCAAAGTCTGTTTGTTTAATCATTCTTTGACCACCAACAACATCGTAGGGATATTCTTGAGGTAGATATAACTTGAAAACTCTTGCTAATAATTTAAATTCTTGTTTTAGAGCTGCATAAATTCTTTTGTGAATAGCAGACATTGTTCTGCTACCTCTTTCCAACAAGGCTACTGTCGTACCCACTGCCGCTTGTTGATTACCCTCACCTACTTGCAAGTCTGCTATTGAAGCGAATCTTTGACCTGCTTGTACTACGACGCCCATAAGCTGTAATAAAGTTTGTGATGGTTCCTTAAACGGAAGCATCATAAAAGAATCTCTGATGTTACCTCCAGGTGCGTCTACATCTCTAAACTCTCCTGGTTGAATAGATTGTGCATCATCTCTTATTCTAATTCCTCTTTGTTTAAATCCTGCAGGTAAATTTGATAAAGTTCCTGCGTCTAATAGTTGTCGTAGTGCAGCTGTAGCTGTTCTTGATAATCCACCAATCATGTGTATTAATCCAAAACCATAAAAACCTAGTCCAGGTAAAAATTTAAAATGTACAAAGTAATCTATTTTGTTTCTTAATGGATCACCAATTTCATAATTTCTTTTGATTGATAAAACTTCTCTAGAATTTTCTTCGATAGTTACAACATATGGAAGTTTGATCCCTGTTGGTTCTCCATCTTGTCCCATATCCTCAAAACCTTCAAGATCAAGATTTACATGACACTCTAATAAATTAAAAATATCTTCGTCTCTTCCTTTTGTTTCTCCTTGAAGTTCTCGTTCTTTTTTCTCTACTTCAGTTTCATTAACTGGTCCTGGTTTTAAATCTATATCTCTATAAAAACCAGCAACTTGTTGTTTTCTTAATTCATTCTCCGATATTTGTACGCGATGAATGATAGACTCCGCATCATCTAATGAGGTAGCTGTGTACGGAACAATCAAATCATCAGCGGGTACAAATTTAGAACAGGCCATTTGTGCTGCTTCGTCGTAGTAGACTTTTTTAAAAGCAGAGCCTGCTAATGGTAAGTGAAATAGTAATGAATCAAAATCAGGTTCGTATTCTTTCATCTTATCCATAATTTGATAATTCATAAAATCTTTTACTCTTTGGGCTTGTTGTTCTTTGTCCGGTGTTGGCACACCTAAAATTTGTGTTCTAACTGGACCGTTTGCTGGTAATAATTCTTTGTAAGCTAACGCTTGAAACTGTGTAACAGCTTCAGCTAACACAGGGTGTGTTGCACCACTCGCACCTTGAAAAGGTTCTGTTCTGTTGTCGTATTTAAAACCAAGTAAATCTAAACCCTCTCTGTATCCTCTTTCCCAGTCTTTTCTAGAATTTTTATAGTCTTGATAATTTTGATATAAAGAAGTTCCAAGTCTGCCAAGAACATCGTCTGGTAAATGTTCTGCTAAATTGTCGTAATGATTTATGTTACCTTCAACAGACGCTATTGATGGATCATAATTAATATCTACAGAGCCATCTTCATTCTCTGTAATTTCTACAGGATCCCCTTGTTCATCAACTTGTTTTTGCTTTTCTTCTTGAGCAACTTCAATTTCTTCAGGTGATGGAACTTTTATCTCTTGCTCTACGTTTGGTAGAGACTTGTCTATGTCTGCCATTTATTTTCTCCAGTTTCACAGGTTTAACAGTATTATAATTAATAAGCAACCCCTCAGACTGAGGACCAGATTTAGGGGGTATTGTGGTTGTTAGCTTAGTCTTCATAATAGTCATCCAAGTCTCTAGCAACATCCGCATCAGCCTCAGCTTTGCCTACAGAAAACTCACCACTTTTCATTTCTTTAACTGGTTTACCTGTTGCAAATTCTTCCATAGCTCTTGTGTCTGGTCCTAATATCTGATCTAAATCATCTAAAACTTCTACATCAAAATCAGCATTACCATCAGGATCTACATTAACAGGCACTTCTTCTTGAGCAATAAACTCACCTTTTTTCTTTACTGCTTTACCTGTTTTCTCATCTATCAACTCATAGCCTGGTGGTTCATACTCAATTTCATATCTTTTTCCATATTCGTTTTTACCCTCTACAAAAACTCTGCCATCATCATGTTTGATTATTTCTATTCCAGGTAATTCGGGTAACTCTGCACTTCGAATATCGGCGTCAATTTTTTTGACTACTCCTCTTTCAAAAGCTTTTTCTACAAAAGCCGGAAACCATTCTGGCATTGTTGTGCTTGTGTTAGCTAGCTTAACAACTTTAGCTGATTTTGCACCTTTGAAAAATTTACCTACAATTGGTAAAGATGCAATCCCTGCTAAAAATTTTAAAAACGTTCTTCGGCTTGGATCTTTTGGACTACCTTCACTATAATCCATTCTTGTAGATTCTTCTTGAAAATCATAAAAAGGAAGAATAGTTTCTTCTTCTGGCATAATACCGTCTGTAAGATATTCACCAATACCTGTTCGATCTATTTTCGCTTCTCTCTCAGCTGCTAGAGCGGCGTCCTGTTCAGCTATCTTGTTCTTTGTTTCTCGATAGTCTCCCATAATTTTTTCAAAAACCTCTTTACTAATATTACCTTCTTTATCTCTAAACGCTCCTACTGCTTTATAAAAATCTTCTTCGCCTTTTTCATATTGTTGAGGAAACTGCATCTCATCATCTGGTCCTCTAAAATCTTGTTCTTGCATAGCTAATGTTTGCATTGCTCCACTAGCTTTTTCAAAGTCTAAAGCTTTTTGAATGTCTGCTGTATCTATTCCTTCTTTAACTGCTATTTTTTTAAGTCTAGCAGTTTCTGTATCTCCAAATAATCCGTAAGTAGCATCAGCTATAATTCTTGAAGGTGGTAGTCCTGCTTTGTATCCTAAATAAGTTATCGGCACAGCCGCAGCTAATTCAAATCCTAAAGCTGCTGGACCAAGCACTTCTCTAAAAATAGCTCTACCTGCGCTAAGTTTTTTTGCTGCGCTTGCAGCAGCATTGCCTGAGCCTTTTGCAATAGCTTGTTGTTTTTTAATATCTTCAAGATAGTTCATTGGATTGTCACAAGCACCACCTTCTGAAGCTGAACATTTAAATCCAAAGCTTGCTAATTTTTTTGCTATAGTTTTACTATCAGCATCGGTTGGTATTTTTTGAAGAGCAGATACAGTTTCTTTTTGAGTTTGTGCTCCTTTTGGTATTTCATAACCAAAACCTTTTTCTTCAAAAGTTGATGTAAGCTGTTCACCTAAAGAACCTAATTCTTTAAATCTTTTCTTACCAAAAGATTTTTCTGGGCTTTTTAAATCTAGTTTAGCAACTTTAGTATTATATTTCTTTTCGTGATTTAATGCTGTTGTTTCGTTAAACTTCTTAACAAAATTTTTAGCTTGTTTAGAATCTGATCCATATTCATCAATAATACTAGACAACTCTGTTGATGCTTGAGATAGTTTACCTTGATAATTAGCACCAGGACCTTGATTGTATTTAGCGTCCGTAACTTGAGTAAACGTTGAATAAGGTCCTGTTTTTTGTTTACCACCAATACTTACCCCAACAAATTCATCAACATTATAGTTTTTAGTATCTATACCTAAATCATTTAATTTTTTGTTAATAGCGACCTGATAACTTTTAAAGGTTCCAACTTTTGATCCTAGTTGTTCATCAATTTTTCCTGAAGCATATTTATATGCAGCTTCATGAAACGGATTTCCCCATTTCGCAGTTTCAAATTGTTTCAATAATTTTTTAGATAAACGTTTATCATTCTTGAGATCTACACCTGTAAGGTTTGCACCTTCTGAAGCTCTAGCTATTAATAAAATAGCGTCAGCTAGTTTTTTATCTGTTAAGTCTAAATTAGGAAACATTGCTTTAGCTTTAGGTAAAAAATTTTCTTCTGTTAATTTTGTATTTCTTAACATATTCATAAATTTTTTATTGCCAGCAAGAGTGTTAACTCTATTGATAACTTTGCCAGACAAAACATCTCCATCAAGTATGTTTTTAACTTTCTTAATATCGGCAGCTGAGGGTTTTTTATAATAACCTAAATTGTATCCTGTCACGGGTCTATATATTTTTTTAGGCTCTCCTAATACTTTCATAATCAAATCATACTTAGGATTTCTTTTAAAACCTTCGTATGTTCGTGTTCTAGAAATACCTCTTAAATAATCATTATCTACACCAAGAAGATCAGCTAACTCTTGTCTTGATATTAAACCTTTAGTATCTTTTTTAAATTGTTTTATTCTTTCGACAACTTGAGTATTGAATCTAGATCTTTGAGATCTATCAATTTTTTCCCAACTATCCACTCCTTGTTGAGCAATAAACTCTTCTAGAAAATCTTTTGGAACACTTGGATCAGGAGGAGTTACAAAACCTTTTACAGCAAAGTTTTGTCTTTTAATAAAATCTACAGACTCATCCATAAGACCACCACCTATTTTATCAAGTGAATCTAGTAATCTACTTTTTCTGTTTTCTTCTTGAATATCTAAAAGTTCTTGTGGCTTTGGTTGTGGTAAAATTTCTTCCTCAAGTGACTCTACGCTATAATCTAACGCTGAATCTGCTAAATTAAAATTAATACTTTCAATTTCAGGTTCTTTTAATTTTTGTATTAGTGCTCTGTTTTTAAGAAGTTCTGAGGCCATGTTATAACCCCATTAAATAATTTAGACCGCCACCTGCTTTGTTTTTTCTTTTAACTGTCATCTGTAGATACTGTTCAAATGTCATTTGATCAGCGTAGTTTTCTAAAAAATCTGCCATCTGTGGACTTAGTAAAGAGCCTTTTGATCCATTTGAAAAACCAGGTCTACCACCTTCAGCTAAATCTTCTGGATCAGGTAGCTCTGAAGTTTCTGATATCTCAACTGCCTCATCATCTAAAGATTCTCTGACAACAGGTTTTTTAACTTTAAAATTATTTTCCATAGCTAAAAATGTATCTGCTGCTTTAAATTCATTTTCTGCAGTGTCAATAATACCATCCAGTGCACCCAACACTTCATTATCTCTCTCGTAATACCTTTCGAAAATTTTTAACGGATCCATATTTTGATCACCACCACCTTTTAAGTCGTCATAGTTTTTTAAACTGTTTCTAACATCTTCTGGTAAATTAATTCGTGCATCTTTTAATAATATCTGTCTAACAACCGCTCTTCGTTTTCCTTCTACGGCTGCACTATAACCTCTTGCCATCATATCATTTATACCTTCTATCGCTTCCTCTTCTTCAAGAGTTAGTTCTGACTTTGGTGGTTTGTAGTCTTCATCTAATAAAGATTTTACACCTTGCTGATCCATTTTATATTGAGCAGATTCTTTAATTGCTTTGTCTGCCATGCTTCCTGGCTCAACACCTTCAGGTAAACCAAGTTCTTTTTTTAAAGTCATAATACCTTTTTCATCAACTTTCTTTTTCGTTCCAATGTCAACAATCTCTGCTTCAGGTTTTGGTGTAGGCTTGTCTGATTTTCCAAGTGGTCCAAACATAGCCTCAGCTGCTTTTTTTACTTGGCTTTCTTTTTTTGCTTCATCGCCTCCTTTTCTAAGTTTAGCAAATTTTTTTCCTAAATCACTTTCAGGATCTATCATTCCTTCATAAACATTTTTTTTCTTGTTTAAAGCTCTTCTTAAATTCATCTCAAAGTTTTTTACTTCTGACATATTCTTATTAGATAGAGCATACGGACCATACT